CATCTGTTTCTGAAATTCAGTTTGAACACCATCTTCAATTTGTACTTTTATTTCATCATATATTTTCTTAGCAATTAATTGACTACCTGTTACACTATAATCTCTTATATTTGTAAAGAAACTTTGATCAGATCTTTTACCCTGAACAGATATGATTTCAACTACATTTTCACCAAGATTCACAATATTTGTTTTCTTGCCTCTAATAACCTTAACAGCCATTATGCAATCTCCATCTTTTCAAGCATTTGTTCAGCAAAGGCAATTCTATCTCCGGCAGACAATGATCTTGAAGTTCGTGTCCATCCAGCAGGTCTTTCAAACCACTCAAATGCGAGTGCTCCCTGTTCAGCAGTTTTTGCTTCTCTTATTTTTTGAAGTGCCCTTTTTTCAGTAGTAAACAATTCTTCTGTGATAAATTGTAACTGTGCTTCAAGTGACTGATAATTCAAATTATTCTGCCGAGAAAATTCTTTAAGTTTCCCCAATCTATTTCCTGCCGCTCTTGCCGGATTCCATTGAGCAATACCAAATGATCCCTCAGATGAATTAAGTGCCAATGGATTTATATCGCCACCTTGTTGTGATTCTTTTAATAAATTTCCTACAATACCTGCTGATTGCTCTGGTGTAAAATCACCACCTTCTTTTGACAAGAACCAATTGTATGCTTTTTCTGCATTTGAAGCACCAGTCAGATCAATCTGTTGCCCAGTAGTAGTGGGTGCACTATATGTTCCAGCAGATTCTACCTTTGGTATTGAACCAAGAACAAGCGGTAACTGTGAATTTTTACCGTCAAGAAAAATACCAAATACTTGTGCCTGTTCTTTAATACCTACGTTAGCACCAAGACCAGATGATCCACCTTCTGTTACAGGAATTGCTGTTTGTGCCCACGGTAAATCTGCTTCAGGGATATCTTCAATTGAACCTGAATGAATACCAAAAATACGAACACGAACACGACCTAATTCCATAGGATCATTTACTGAAATAACCCTACCAACAAACCAACGAGTATCGTCACCATAGTATGACATTATTGTGGATCCTCAACATAAGATGCTAATTTAGTACAAAGTAATTTTGCATCATATCGTTCTTTACCAAAAATATGTCTTGCAGCATAGATAATATAATCACCAGATTTCTTTTTATCATATTCTACTCTACGACCAAGATCGGTAACTGATTCTGCAACTAAAACTCTAATTGTATTACCGAGTGTAAGGTTTTCTCTGCCAGGAGTTCTATCAATGAAGTGCGCACCACGAACCTGAATTGTGATTGGAGTTTTTGTCATAAAGTTTTTAATCGCGTTTCCGACAATTCTCTTTTTATATGCTGCTTCATCAACTTCTTGATTAATCGTTTTAAAGTCACCAGAATTTTTATATACATCTGCAGATGATATCTGACTAAAGTCAACTGAAGTATGCTTTGTCAGAAGTTTTTCATCGACCTTATATCCTGGACCATAGTTATATCTATTCTGATTTTTATCTAGATAATCTTTGTTCACAAGATTTTTAAAGACATCGGTATCAACATCAAAATATACTTCCTTTGATTCACCTGCCATGGTATCGTAAAAATTATATTTTGCACCAATCATCCCATCCCGTATTAATGAGAGTAAATCATCTGTATTGTTATATTCGAAGTTCTGAACCGATAAGTGCTTATCACCATATGTAACCTGTGATGCTGATTGCCAATATACAAATGGATTTTTAGCATTCATTGGACCTTGACGAAGCATTGTCCCGAGATCATAGAACCTTAATTTATCGTCACCTAGCACAGAATAGAGATAGTATGGTAAACCATCTTCGGTCGTTGATTTATTTTTTATCCATGTCATTGCATCGATAGGATGAAGGTTTGGGACAATAACTTTTAGTCTGCCCTGATAAGTATCCACTGTTGAATATATGTCACGAGAAAGATATTGAAGACTAATATTTTCAATAATATTCTTCGGTGAACCTGTATAAGATTTATTCACATTATAGACACTTGATATAAATGCAATATCTTCTACAAGATAAAGTCCAACTGCCTGCATTGTGTCATTTACTTTTACCGATGACAATACTTTTTGTGTATAAAACGTTTTGATAATCGGAATCGTATCACTACCGAGCAACGGTTTAATTGTGATCGTAAGTTTTTCACCACCTTGGAAATCAATGTTTTCTAAGATAGCATACGAATCAACAAACATCACCTTCCCAGTAAGATAAGGTTTATCAATATGTTCATATATTTCTAAATCAGAAATAAGTTTGGCAATATTATAAGAATTAACACCAGTAGTTCTATCAGTAGAGAATACTGCACTTTCTATAACATAGTCGTCATTATTACCAAGAAAGGTATCGGCCATGCTATTAACCTCTTATAGATTTTTTATAAGAAGAAACCAAATCTTTTATGAATTCAGGTTTGATGATTTTAATCTCTCTTAAAGCTTCATTTTGTTCATAATAAAATTCATAGTTAGTAACTTCTGTTAATTGAGCTCCTGGTCCAATTGTTGGATCAATATCAACTGTCTTACCAGATGTATCTGTATAGTGATGTGCAGCATTATATTCTTCGGATGCTGAGGAAATTGTCACAGTTTGAATTTGACTACCACCAGCAACCTGTATAGTAGATGTAATTGCTTCAGGGTTTGGATTAATTTTAAAATCGATGGCATTCGTTTTTTGTATTACTAATTGACCAAGATCTAAGTTTCTGTGAATGATTAATCCAGTAGCACCTGATTCTGAACCTGTGATCGACTGCCCAACTTTAAATATGCTGGTTAAACTATCTTTTGTTGTAAGTGTCGTATTCGGATATTCGTGTTTAATCTTAACATCTAAATCATTGCCATCTAATGGCCAACCTCTTTTTCTCAATTGATCGTTCATTAAGAAAAACGTCCAATAGTATAATGGTGTATCATAAAATCGAATAGACATTTGATCAGGTCTGAAACCTTCATTGATATATACTTCCTCATAAAAAGAAAGATTATCTTTTATCTGATCAACTAGATCGGCATATGCAGTGATATTCTGAAAAATAGTAGTATATTCTTCATCACCGAATCGATATGGTATAGATTGAAAATCTTTGAAAAAAAGCATTAGTATCCTGCCATTATATCTTTTTTGTTAAGTGTTCTCATTTCAATAAAGTTCAGTGTCATATCAACTTCATTTGGTCTACCATCTGGGTGAAATGCTGCACCAGTTGCATTATACACAGTCTGAACATTTCGAAGGAAACAATATTCTAATTTTGGCATTTTTGCTTCAGCATTACGATGCGTAAATTGAATACTAAAAGCATTTGGCATTTCATATGCAATCGGAACATTGAGAGCATTGATCACATCTGGATATAACTCTTCTCTAAAATGATTTACGATACGTTCAATTGCAATTGCTTCTCTTTGTGAATTAGCAATCATTTTAAAATTAAAACTAAATTCTCTGAGGTTCACACCTTTAAACATTGCTCGAGTATTTGGATTCATTGTTCTCTGAACACCAATAGAAACTGCTGCCTGAAACCCAGCATTAGGAACAGCACGTGATGCTCTTAACGCACCAAGTCTTGCTGCCTCACCTGTTAATGATGGATCCATTAGATATCCAAAAACACTACCAACACCTTCGGCAAGAGCATTATAAGCACTAGCAAAAATACCATCAGCATTTTGCATACCAGTAAGAGTACCAGAACCAATAACATTTAAATTAGCATTTTCATACTGCGCCCCATCATTGTATGTAAGTGATAATGGGATGTACATATCAATTATCGGTGCTGCTCTTGATAGTTTATATGAAACACCCTGTACTAACTGTGCAGCATCATTTGCAGCTTGTGTCCTTTGATCTTGTTTTGCTCTAGCTTCCTCATCAGCAGCATCAAAATCCCCAGGACCTAATGTTACAGAAGTTAATTCTGTATCAGAAGCATCAAAATCTCCAACTCCACGATTTGGTGTATAAGGTGTTCTATCCTGTATTGCCGTCTCATTAATCTTTTCAGCATTAAGGGAAAGAGGTTTTGCTTTATGTACAGCGAAACGAATCTTTCCTAAAAATTCTTCAGTCTGATTTTCAGGATATTGGATTCTATTGAATCCTCTATTTAAAACACTAGATCTTGTTTGCCTTCCTTCTTCAGAATTTAAACTCACAGTATCTGGTGTTGTTTGATATTTCGTTCTTTGCGATGGTCTTGGAGGCATGTTATAACCTTAATAAATAAATGTAAACTATCAAAAACTATTTATATCAAATTATGGCACATTCTGGACGTTATAAGGTAATCAATATCAAGAAGTACAAAGGCGACTTTACCAATGTCGTCTACCGATCGTCATGGGAAAAGAAAGTTTTTCAGTGGTGCGATAATAATTCAGACATAAGAGAATGGTCATCAGAAGAAGTGGTTGTTCCATATTTCTATGATGTCGATAAAAAATACCATAGATATTTTGTTGATATAAAAGTTACGTTTTCAAATAATAAAACTCTATTAATTGAAATCAAACCTGCAAAAGAAACAGAACCACCAATCGGTGAAAAGAGAACCAGACGATATATCAATGAAAGTTTGACATATATTAAAAATATGAATAAATGGGAAGCAGCAAATTCTTATGCAAAAGATCGTGGTTGGGAATTTCAAATTTGGACTGAAAACACATTAAGAGAAATGGGTTTATTACCGAAACCAATGCCTGGAAAGATAAAAAAACCACTTAAGAAACTAGCACCATACAAACGTAAAAAATCTAAGAAATGATATAAATAGTTTTATGAGTAATTTATTTAAAACACTAGAATTAGAAGCATTCCGTAAAGGTATTACACCACGTACGAAAGAATCTCGCGATTGGTTTCGCCAAAAAGCTCAACAGATGCGAAGAATAAATCGGAATCAATTAATGCAAGAAGAAGAAATTAAACTGCGTAATCGTTTTGGCGTAGGCAATATGTACATGTTCTTCTACGATCCTAAGACAAAAGACACATTACCATATTACGATGCATTCCCTCTTGTCATTCCAGTTGAACCAGCAGAGGGTGGTTTTTATGGATTGAATCTTCACTATCTACCTCCTGTATTGAGAGCAAAGTTTTTAGATTCGTTACTAGATATTACAACAAACGACAAGTATAATGACAGCACAAAGTTTGATCTGTCATACGGATTACTCAAAAAAGCACAAAAATACAAACACTTTAAACCTTGTTTCAAAAGGTATCTTACCAGTCATGTGAGAAGCAGATTTGCTTTAGTACCTGCACCAGAATGGGAAATAGCAACATTTCTACCAACTGCTGACTGGAGAAAAGCAAGTGGTTCAAAGGTTTATAGAGATTCAAGGGCAATGATCTAATGGCATCAATTGACGAACTTAAATCAGTCGCGACATCTAAACTTGGTTTTGCTCGAGCAAATCAATTTTTGGTAGAAATGCCGACTATCGGACAAGGTGGGTTTTTAAGTGGATTGCTTTCAAACTTTTTACCACCACTGCCAAATATTCCTGGGATATTAGATACTGGTGGACCAAGTACTCGAGAAATGAATCTTCTATGCTCAAACACCACACTTCCTGGTAAATCGATTCAGACAACTGAGCGTCGTCTTGGCATGAAGTATGAAAAGGTTGGTTATACATATGCAGTAGATGATATCTCAATGACGTTTTACTGTATGAACGATTATGGTATTAAGAAGTATTTTGATTCATGGATTGCTACGATTGTAAATGAAGATACTGGTGAAGTAGCATATAAGACTGATTATGCTAAATC